CCCACCCTTAATAAGTAAACCTCTCAATCCAAGACCTCCAAAAAGTAACGCTTTACACTGTTGTAAAGAACTAAAAAATTCCTACTAAAAAATTTGCATCCCCCAAAAAACCCTGTTATAGTACACCCATGGATAGATTACCCCTTAATCACACGAAGTGGTCAGATAGGCTAGCGTTTGACATGGCATTGCTCTTAGAGAAGAGTGGTGAAACACTAGATGAAGTTATTGACCGCCACAAAATTACACCTAGTGAGATGCTGGTATTTAACGAGGACCCAATCTTTAGGAAGAAGGTGGAGGTTTATCGTGACGATATTCGAGAAAAGGGTGTAACGTTCCGACTTAAGGCCCGTGCTCAGGCAGAGGAATTGCTGATGACATCGTGGCAACTTATACACAGCCCAGAGGTATCACCAGCAGTTAAAGCAGACTTGATTAAGTCGACGGTGAAGTGGGGTGACCTAGAGCCTAAGACATCAAGCCAAGACGTGGAAGCTGGTGGCGGTGTGAAGATTACTATTAACCTTGGTGAGTCCACGCATCAGATGACACAGGTGATAGAGCATGACGAGGCAGACGCCCAGCTTATCGGCGCTAGTTAAGGCGTTCGACCGCGTATTTGAAGAGTTACCAGCTAAGAAGTTTAATACGACCAGAGCCTACCACGACTTCGCGAATGACCTGATAGCATCAGGCATAAGCTTTCGGGTTAAGATAGTTAAGAAGCGTAAGGCCAGCCCAAGTTATATTATGGTTATGCTGCTGCAGACGGTGGACATGACCAAGCCAGATGCACCACCGCTAGAGCCACACGACCACTCGCGGTCCGCAGAGGATGCGCCGGATACAGACAGCGTGGACATAATCGGGGCGTGTCCGTCATGTGGCGTGCTTATGGCTAATAGTGAGTGGTGTGCGTACTGTGGGGAAGACACAGCGAAATTATATATCAAGGAGAGTAGGGATGAGTCAAGGCACTGAGATAGACTACACGCCGCCCACAACGGGTAGGGCGTTTATGTTGAGTGATTCGCCGATGCGGACACTGATGGGCCCTGTTGGTAGTGGGAAATCGGTGACGTGCTCGTTTGAGATAGTGCGTCGGGCGACGATGCAGAAGCCCAACGCCAACGGCATACGCAAGACGCGAGCTGCTGTGGTGCGAGAGACAGCACGTCAGCTGGCGGATACGACGATTAAGACATTTTTAGATTGGTTCCCGCCGGGGCAGTGTGGGCGATACATGCGTACGACCAAGACGTACTTCATGAAGATGGGGGATGTTGAGTGTGAGGTGATGTTCCGGGCGCTGGACGACGCGGACGACGTGGCTAACCTTAACTCGCTGGAGCTGACGTTCGCATGGTTTAACGAGTGTCGGGATATTCACCCTGACATTATTGATGCGATGTCTAAACGTGTGGGGCGGTTCCCGTCGAATAAGGACGGGGGGCCGACCTGGCATGGAATGTGGGGGGATACGAACCCGCCGACGATGGACACGTGGTGGTATTATCAGATGGAGCACATCGACCCTAAGGATGGGGTGAGTGAGAACGACAACGGGTGGGATGTGTTCAAGCAACCATCAGGTCGTGCTCCTGACGGAGAGAATGTTGAGAATTTGCCAGATGGGTATTACGATACACAGGGTCGGTCTGAAGAGTACATAAGGGTTTATATTGACGGTGAGTATGGGCTAAGTTCAGCTGGTATGCCAGTGTACAAATACTTCCGTCCTGATTACCACATGTCCCATGAGCCACTTAACCCGATTGTTAACGGTGTGAGACCCATCGTTGTTGGGATGGACTTGGGGTTAACCCCCGCGGCTGTCATCGGGCAGCAGGATGCGAAGGGGCGTGCGATAATCCTTGACGAGGCCGTCAGCTTCGACATGGGGATACAGAGATTTATGCGGACGGTGCTCAAGCCGCTGCTATATGAGAGATTTCCAGGGAGCCCAGTGATGATAATCGTGGACCCCGCTGGTGTGCAGAGAGCACAGACGGACGAGCGGACAGTAGTGGACATCATCAAGGCGGAGGGATTTAAGGTTAGGCCTGCGAAGACTAACAGTGTCTCGGCGAGACTCAACGCGGTGGACGAATACTTGATGAGACACGTGGATGGCGAGACGGCGTTCCTTGTAGACCCTAGGTGTACGAAACTTAAGAGTGCTATGATGGGTGGATACAGGTATCATAAGAAAAATGGTACGATTGATAAGAACAAACACTCGCATGTTGCAGAAGCGCTGCAGTATTTGATGCTTCATATCGGTAGTATTGACGAGGGTGTAGAATTAAATCGGAGAAGAAGTGTAAAACCTGCCCCCGCGATGGGGTGGACATGATATGATGTCCTCGGGTGTGGTTTACTCTCCTCTTCCACATTGTAGTTACACACCCACCCCCCGATGAGTCACCTCTCGGGGGACCTTTTATTATAAAATAGTTGCATATGACAAACAAAACGTGTAAAACTAAGTTAAAACAGCCACATATAGGGACATTTGGGGGAATTAAATGCCAGGATTGACAGTGCTTAGAGTAGTGGATAACGCTACAATGGTAGCAGATGAGCAGGAAAATGCAGCCCGTGAGCTACAAGAAAGGCAGAATGAGCCCTTATTTCTAGGTTTAACTGCATATCTCCGTGAGTGTTGGGACGCTGCTAGGCAAGCGAAGAAACCTATTGAGACTATTATGCTTAAAGCCATGCGTCAGCGCAATGGCGAGTATGAGCCAGATAAACTTTCCGCGATTAACAACCAAGGCGGCTCGACAATCTTCATGGGGATTACCGAAGTTAAGTGTCGTGCTGGTGAGAGCTGGCTACGGGACATCTTATTAGACACTGGTACTCCACCATGGGACTTAGGTCCGACACCCCTCCCTGATTTATCCCCAGCGCAGGCTCAAGAGATTGAAACAGTGTTCGCTGAGAACGTGCTGAAGATTGTCGAGACAGCAGGCCAAGCACCTACAGCAGTTGAGATGGCAGAGATGAAAGAGATGGTCACACAAGACTATCGCTTTAAGATATTACAAGAAGCTCAGAACCGTGCGGATAAGATGAAGGTTAGAATCAGCGACCAGTTTGCACAAGGTGGCTGGGCAGATGCGTTCAATGAGTTTGTTACTGACCTTGTTACATTTCCGTGTGCCTTCATTAAGGGGCCCGTAGTTCGACGTCAACGTCGACTAGAGTGGACACAAGACGAGAACGGTGCGACTGTTGCCGAGGCAGGCGAAGAGCTAGCCCCTGAGTATGAGAGAGTAGACCCGTTTATGATTTACCCTGAGCCAGGGATTACGAATATTGATGAAGGGTATTTATTTGAACACCATCCGCTAACACGCATGGAGCTAGCAGAACTTATTGGTGTGCCTAACTATGATGAGGACGCAATACGTAAGCTTCTTCAGGAAGGCAATTCAGGTAGCTGGATTAATGAAGACCATAAGCTTGAGAAGGAAGATGCAGAGCGTAAGCCGCAGAGCCTTAACAGACCTACAGAAATTTTTGATGCCTTAGAGTTCCACGGTAAAGTGAGCGGTAAGATGCTACACGAGTGGGGACTAGATGATGAGGAAGTACCTGATGAAGCCAGAGAGTATGAAGCGTGTGTCTGGATTATAGGTAACTACGTTATTAAAGCCGTATTAAACTACGACCCACTGGGAGAAAAACCTTATGCTAAGACATCGCTTATTAAAAGCCCAGGAGCTTTTTGGGGTAAAGGTATACCCGAAGTTATCGAAGATGTACAAAATATCTGCAACGCATCTGCACGAGCTTTGGTTAACAACATGGGCATTTCTTCAGGTCCTCAAGTGGAAGTTAACCTCGAACGTATTCCCCCAAATGAAGACATCACTCAACTACACCCTTGGAAAATCTGGCAAGTTACTAACGACCCTATGGGGTCGAGTGCGCCAGCTGTAAGATTCACACAGCCAGATGATAATGCTCAAACGTTGATGGCTGTGTATGAGAAGTTCAGTGCGTTAGCAGACGACCACTCAGGCATACCATCTTATATCTCAGGTGACCTTAATGTACATGGAGCAGGACGTACAGCGTCAGGCCTATCTATGTTGATGGGTTCAGCAGGTAAAGGTATTAGACAAGTTGTCATGCATATTGACAGTGATGTAATTAAAAAGATTGTTCATAGGCAGTTTGTATACAACATGCGCTATGATGAAGATGAAAGTATTAAGGGTGATGTTGAGATTATCGCTCGTGGTGCAATTAACTTAGCAGTTAAAGAAACTGTTAACGTGCGCCGAATTGAATTTCTTAATGCAACCGCCAACGAAATCGATATGGAAATCGTTGGTAAGGATGGCCGTGCCGCGATACTTCGCGAAGTGGCTAAAGGGTTGCAAATGCCTGTGGATGATATCATCCCATCTCGGGAGAAGGCCGGTTTCGTTGAACGCGAGAACGCCAAGCTAGCTAAAGAGACTGCCCAACAGCAGCCACAACAGCCAGCGGGCGCAACTCCAACTCAACCTGACGGCTCTCCCAAAGGTGGTATGGATGGAAACACAGTGAGTAACCGTGTAACAGGAGGTGCGGGTTGATAAAACCTTCACCAGAGGTTGTTCATGCGCTAGGTGCGACTGTACGCCAGTATCCAGTTCTATTAGAATGGATGCAAGGGTGGCAGCAACACGAACTATCGCAGCTACCACATGTTACTACGAACGTGGCATTAGCTCAGGGACGATGCCAAGTTCTAAAAGAACTCTATGAGTTCGCAGAAAAGTCCCCAGAACACGCAGCAGAGTCAAAATGATAGCTGTATTTTATTACGCATACCAATAGGAGCGATAACATGGCAATACCAGAGCAAGTTAAGAAACAGTCAGAGGCAGTACAACAATTATATGAAGACCTTAACACAGAGGAGGGCGTTGTAGCCCAGCCTGCTGAAGAGGGAGAAGTAGTTGAAGCCGTACAAGCCGACCGTGTCGACGAACAAGCACCTCAGTCTGAACCAGAAGAGCAAACGGTTTCAGGCACTCAAGATGATAAACCACTAGAACAGAAGTATAAGACCCTACAGGGAATGTACAATGCAGAGATTCCACGTTTGCACGCAGATAAACGGGAGTTAGCAGATAGAGTTAGCCAATTAGAACAGCTACTTAGTTCAGCGAGTCAACCAACACCTACACCGGCAGCGCCGGAAGTCCCACAGACTCTGATAACAGAGCAGGACATAGAGGATTACGGTGACTCAATCGACGTTATGCGTCGTGTGAACCAAGAAGGAACTAATGCATCTAACCAACGCATCGCCCACTTAGAACAAACGATTCAGCAGTTGCAATCAAATGTTATGCCTCGTGTAGAACAGTTGTCACAACAGCAAGCTCAGAATACTGAGCAATCGTTTTGGGGTGAACTTTCAAATAGTGTCCCGAACTGGAGAGATATTAACGAGAGCCCAGATTTCCAAACTTGGCTTTTAGATATCGACCCACTAACAGGGATTAGCCGCCAGACGTACTTAGAAGATGCACAGAGTAACTTCGATGCACGCAGGGTAGCTAGTTTCTTTTCAACTTGGGGAGGTATGAATGGTATGCCACAAGCTCAGCAAGAAACAACTAGCGCACAGAGTCAGCTAGAGAAACAGGTAGCACCGGGTAAGGGTAAATCCGCCGCTGCGCCTGCGTCGGATAGTGGCCAGACATATACCCCCGCCGATATCACCGCATTTTATGATGGTGTCAAGTCGGGTAGATATAAAGGTCAAGATAAAGAACGTGCTAGAATAGAGCGCGACATTTTCGCTGCACAGCGAGACGGTCGTATTGTCACTGCATAATATAATATAGGAGGCTACAATGGCTTTTGCAGTATCAGCTGGTAAACCAGCATACTCTGGGAACTTTATCCCAGAAATTTGGTCAGGTAAACTGATTGAGAATTTCTACGACGCTACGGTGTTGTCTGCAATCTCAAACACTGACTACGAAGGTGAAATCAAAGCTTATGGCGACACGGTTAATATCCGTACTACCCCTGAGTTAACAATCGAGACGTATGTCAAAGGGCAAACACTTAAAGTTGAAAACCCTGACAAACCTAAGCTACAACTACTTATCGATAAAGGTGAGTATTTTGCTGCGGTTGAAGACGACGTTGATAAAGTTCAGTCGGACATCAAGATGATGGACCAATGGTCTAAGGACGCTTCAGAGCGTATGAAGATTAAGATTGACCAACGTGTGTTAACTGATATCCTTCCGGGTATTTCAGCTAGCAACAAGGGCGCAACAGCCGGTGCTATCTCTGGCAACATTAACTTAGGTGTAACTGGTACTCCAGTTGCTGTATCTAGTACTAATGTTATCGAGCATATCATCAACATGGGTTTAACTCTTGACGAAGCTAACGCGCCTGAAAGTGACCGTTTCTTAATCATC